TCAGCAGCTTGCAGGCTGGACAAATTATCAGCAACCAAATCCCCCTGCACCGTAGTAGTCCCCACCCCGTCATGCTGCAAACGAATCACCCCGCCGCTAGCAAGGATCAAATTGTCGGTTAAGTCAGGCGCAAGCCCGGTTACGTTTGCGCCGAATATACTATTGCCGGAGCCTGTCTCGATGCCATAGCCAGAGCCATAGCCATAGGCTGTGTTGTTGTTGCCTATGGTGTTGTTGTAGAGTGCGTCCCTGCCGTTGGCGGTGTTGCTGTTGCCCTCAGTGTTGTTGACGAGTGCGCTCCTGCCGTTGGCTGTGTTTTCGCCGCCCGTAGTGTTGTTCTGGAGTACGTTTTCTCCATAACCAGTATTAGAAGTATCCCCGCCCGCGCCACGATAATTAATCTCGCCAGTAAAGATCTGGCCGGATATATTTGCTTTGTCGTCCAGCAGCCCGTCAACCTCTATTTCGGTATAGGTTGTGGCTTTGTCGGCTTTGGCGTCCACTATCGCCTGCGTAGGCGCAAGCTCCCAATTTACCCCGCCGTCAGTATCTGGGTCAGAACTTCCGACACCGCCAGACTTCAGCCGGTAGATTCCGGCCAGCGTAGTGACCACAGAGCCCTCGTAATACTCCTGCGCCGAGTTCCACTCCGGCACGCCCCGCTGATGCAAGTAAGCAAGCAACTGGCCCAGCGTAAACGCCAGACCGTTAAAATCCTGCTTCGTTGGATTCTCGTTCACGCCAACAATGCCCCACCCTCGCAGTAGGTCCAGGGTAATGTTCCCGTCCAGCGTGTCTGACTGTGTTGTAGCGCCAAACACCGTTCGTTCAGTGCCCAGAGAGTCAGCAGCAAACGCTCTTACGTTGCCGTTATATCTATCAATCTTCGCCATTAGATCACCACCTTGTTAGCAAACCTGCCGCCTGGCTGGTTGGTTAAATCAAATTTATCTGCAAACGGCAGAGCGTTTACGTTGTCGGAAAACCCGAACGTCTCGCCCGGACCTGCTTGCACAATTACCCCGTACCTTACGCCCTGCGGCTTGGGCAATAAATCCAATCGAATTATAGCCCGCAATTGGTCAAGGTTAAACTGCGGCGAAACATACAGATTAAGCGTCATATCCTTTCTGTCAATGACGTAAGCTAGGCCGTCGAAAAGAGTATTAACTGCAAGCTGAATCGACAGCCCCTGGTCATCTACGATATAAGGCCCGCCCACGTTCTTTGAAATCTTGGCGCGAATAAAAAACCGGTAAGCCGAGTCATCAAGCTGAAGATCCGTATAGGTCCGCTCGAATTTATCCTGAAACGTAGCCCTGTCTGCCACCTGCAAAAACTTATCATCAAAGCCGCGAGCGCTTGTGTTCTCGTCAAAGCCAAATGCAATTTTAGGGACGATAAGTGGAATGGTTCTGCTTATGCCGACAATGCGCCCAATGATGTCTAGCCTATCGCCTGTCGCGTTATCAAGATCAAACTCTTCACTAAACGAATCAATCCACTCAAACGTTTTACGCCACACGCCGGCTTTGAATGCTATCTCGGCATTAGCCTTGGGCTTTTCCCAATACTGCTTAATTAGCAGGTTGACGTAATCTGATTCGAAGCTCATTAAATGATCTCCGTTACGGCAACATCTCCGGCAGCAATGCTGAATTTTTCATTCATGTCTGGCAGTATGCGCCCGTCTGTGTACGTCGCCCCGCTGTCACGGCTGACCTCTAAATTCGTTGGTATGAAACTTTCGCCGGCGTTAAACGCTAAGCGGTACAGGTCGCCAGCCAATAGGTTTTCACCGATATTAAAGGTTCTCGCTGCAATAGCCTGACTTATAAGCGCTTCGTCTACCGGGTTCGCGGCATCCTTTCTGGTGGCGTCTAACCGCACAAGTACCGGCACATCAACAGGCCGGTCGAACGTCATGCTGTGAACAATGGTAAACGTTGTGCCGTTAGGGCGTGCCACCGGCTCGCTAAAGGTTCCGGTAACAGATCCAACCATACCCTTCCCGCCGGTCTTGTTCTTCGTCATAGTCTCGACAATATTGGCAACTGATCCACCCTCAACCACTATCCACAAGCTGTGCGCCGGTATGCCGTCGGAGTCTGTTGTTGCTGTGTCGTTTTCGTAGACGGCCACGTCGGTTACGTTTGGCAGGCTGGCCAGTGCTGTGAACATGCGGCCAATGCTGGACGACTGCGGAGTCTCTAGTGACCTGTTGCGACGTACCCGCAGCTCTTGATCTGTTTCTTCGTCAACGCCTACCGTAGCCGATGCCGGGTTTGTAACCGACTGCACGCCGATAACAACGGTAACAGGGTTGACGATGGTGTCAGGATCAGCGGCTATTGCGCCAAAGTTAACGGCAAACACAGTGACGGTTGTGGTCCCGGCAATTAGTGTTCTGACTGCAAGCGTTGACCACGACTGCCCTAGGTCGTCTTCTACGGTGTAATCAATCGGCAGGGTAAGCGGTCTATCAGTCACGACAGTAACGTCCACCTGCGAGCGCGTGGCGGGCCTGCGCGTGATGCCTGACAGCTTTATGATTGAGTTAAGAGACTGACCAAGCGCAAAGTCTGGATCGCGTTGATTGTATTCAAGTGCGCCGAACGACTGCGAATCAAGAACTAGCTGTGCCTCTATGGCTACGCGCTGACCGTCAGGGCTGTTCGGCTCAAGGTTTATATCTTCGCCATAGATTACCCGGTAGCCCGCCGCCAGCTCGTCATAGATTTCCTGAAAGGTCTGTACCTGAATGCCGTCTGGCGTGAATCGTGGCAATGTCATGCGGTAAGCTCCAGGGTCTGCAAATCTTGTTGCGTGAAAACGTCGGTATATTGGAGTTCGATTGTAACACCTCGGTTAGCGTTTCGCCGAATTATGCCTAAGCGCTCTATTGAAATAACGCCTTCGGTTTGCAGTACGGTTGATTCCACGGCTCGAATGATGCGCCGCTCGGTGCCAAGATTGCCCAGCAACTGGAGCCAATCGACGCCGGCTTTCGTGTTCAGATACCAGTCACCTTTAAATGACCGCAGCCGCGTTAGTACGTTTTGCGCGATAGCTTTCGAGTCGCGCTTGTACACTGCGCGGCCTTTTCCGAATCGCCAGTCTAGGTTGTTGTCTAGTCCGCTGACCTGCATTATTGCGGTCCTCCTGTGTTGCCGGTGCCAGGCTCTACGCCGCTGTGGGTGTGAGTGGTCAGGCTAATGCCTTTCGCTTTGATGTCGCTAGTGCTTGTCATAGTGCCCCCACCAAGCCCTGAAAAGTTGCCAGCGGATATTGTGCCAGAACATGTGATGTTGCCGTTAACTTGCATGTTGCCGGTCAGCGTCAGATCACCCGTAATGGTCAAGTCGCCCACCTGCGTCCGGTCGCCCTGATGCGTATAGTTGCCGTCTTGATTCGTGTCGCCAGTCTGCTGGATAACAGTTGGTATGGTAATTGCACTGGACAAAGGATTAACGCCGACAATGGCCAGGCCATCGCTGTAGTCGTGCATTCTAAACTCAGCCGGACTCTGAAAGTCTGCCCCGCCGTACCAACGGTCAAAGCAACGCTCTGTTAGTACAAGCAGACAGTAATCGCCCACAGCTATCGGGTGCGCCGTATAGCTGCCGCCCCCCTGCATAAACACAGGCGGAACCATTGTGAACTCCGGTAGCTCAATAGACCGGCCAGCCACCACGCGATTAATAACAGGCTGGACGCTGATGGTTTTGGCCTGCACGCCCGTCACTTTGGCAATGGTTGCCGTGTGCAAGTTGGACAATGCAAACGCGATTGCATCGTTCATCACGTCTATTAATTCGCGTTTAGTCTTCATAACACCACCGTTCCCGCGCCCAATCGCCCTGTGCATGTTTGCGACCATGCATCACCGTAATTATCGCCGCTGTACGTGATTGTTTCAATGCGATAAACACCGTCCATATAAGGCGCTGTTGTGCTCTCTAGCTTGACGCGCCGCCCGATCTTCACGGTTGGGTTAATAAGCGTCTGGAACGTCACCTGCTGGCTGCTGCGCGTCGGTGTGCTTATCAGTCCGGTGGCTGCGCTAACGACTGGAATAAACCGGCTCGTTACCTCGTTGTCTTTGATGATGTAGAGTCGCTCGTCTTCGATATACCAGGTTTCGCCTGGGCCAACCATTTCATCTATTAGTTGTGCACTGTTGCCCACCAGAACCTTTGGGCGCGTCAGTATAGGCCGCTCGGTAATCTTGCCCTCGTCGGTATTGGGCATATCCTGCCGCACTGAATCAACAGCCCTCTTGCCACCTTCAACCGTCCGGCTGGTGAAGCTGTTGGTAAAATCGAATCCGCCATCTTGAGACTCTATAGTAGTGACAAGATCCGGCCCCTGGCGCTCGGTGCCGCCGGTAAATATCGTTCCTTTGAATATCAGTTCTTGCCTGTCCTGATAGCCACACGACAGACGTATAGGGATGCGCTTGCCCTGCTGCTCGGCATCCTTTGCCAACGCCAGGCGCTTGCGCTCTTCGATGTTGTACAGCTGAATCCGGCACTTGTTCAGCCCGCCACTGATTGACTTGTCGGCCTCAAAACTGATGCGCATAGGTGGCCGGATTATTTCGGTGCGCGTGCCGATGTCGATTTCTAGTGTGTAGGTTCTGTTGAATCTTGGGATGGCCATAAAAAAGCCCGCAACTGAGTGTTACGGGCTAGTATAGCGGAAATGGAGCCTGTCTGGGTTATTTCTCTTCGCATTCCCAGCGGTACATCCTTTGTCGGAAGCACTCTACTGCCTTTTTGTTTTTCCTTAATTCATATAAATCATCTATATTTTTAAATATTGACCCGTCGTCATTTGATGTATTGTATTTTGGGTGGAAAATCATTCTTTTAGTTTGATTAAAGATCTGCTGCGCGCGTTCTCCGCGCACTCCGATTTTTTTTCCTTCCGACTTAAACGATTCTCCCGCAAGAATATTCATGCACATTTCGCTGATTGCTTCTCGTGTTCTTGTTGGTCTTCTGGCGGGCTGTTTTGGTTTATTTTTTCCATCAATAATACAATTTTTTGCAATATACTCTGACACGTGCTTGTGGTCTGGGTGACCGCAATCCCAGTATACCTTCTCAATAACCTCAATTTTCTTTATAGGAACACACTTAAGGCTTAAAAAATATTTCTCCCTCGCATCTTTTTTTTCTTGAATGCAGGCTTCGGCGGCTGACTCTGATTCGTGCCCGTGCTCTCCGCAGCTCCATGTTTCTACCTGTCCGTATTCTGGGTCACCATGTCCTTCATGGTCTACCGCAACCCAGTGCACGCTTTTAGAAATTTGGCTACTCATATCAATCACCCTTGCATTGATCCCAGATAAGGTTTGCGGCAACTGGCCTGGGTGTGCCAGCTTTCGGTAATGAGCCTAGCCGCGAAACAACAATAGGTTATTGTTAACGCATCGTCAACCTAAAACTGCACCTCCACGCCCCGAATCTGCACCATATCCGCAGCCTCGAGCAAATAGATTTCGCACCGCCCGCCGCTGAAGTCTGTCCGAGTGAATGGATCAATCCCGTTGCCGCTCTTGTCCACGCAAATAAAATCAAACGGCTGGTTCTGGCTCAGCATGTGCAGCACGCCTACGGATAACTTCAGGCCATACACTTGCTTGTCGCCAAACTCCACATCGAATAACCATACTTGGGTACGCGGGTAGAATCGCAACACGAATGTGATCTCGTCTTTCTCGAACAAGATCGTGTGGCGCTGGATTGGCTCGGCTGTCAGGTTTTGTAGGCGCTTCATTTAAAATGACCCCTTTATGCCAGACTTGAGGCTGCTCGCAAAGCTTTCTGTAACTTCCGCGCCTTCCTGTACGCCTTTGTCTTTGGCCCCTTCCGTTTGCCCGTTGGTAGCGCTTGAGGGGTTGGATGCCGCCGATATTTCTACAAAGATGGTATCTGCAAAGCGGAACTGTTGTAGCTCCATGGTGAAGTCTAGCGAGTTGCTTTGGTTGTCCCGAGTAGCCTCAAACGAGGTGATATACATGTCAGGGTAATTCTTGAATGACGTGCTAATAGTTATCAGGCTGTCAGCGCTTTGGTGGCCAGCGATTGAACTCAGGAAGTTTTCTATATTGCTATCGGCCTCCTTGTCTTGCAGTCCTAGATACGATGATGCGGTCTGAGCAGACTCTATAAGGGAATCTACTTTATCCAGCGCACTCACAAAGTCATTCGCCAGACCTGACACTCTGCTCAACTGCGCCTGAGTTCTTGCTGGGGCGTACTGGCTGATG